ATCCCATCATGACACCGGAAAAGATCGAAAAGACCGCTTCCCTGTTCCACGGTGTTTTCTATGACCGCTACATCCTCGGTCTGTGGGTTGTGGCAGAAGGTCTGGTCTATCCCGGCTTCCGGCGGATGGAGCATGTGTTCAGCGGTGCTGCACCCTGCGGTGATTATTTCATCAGCATCGACTACGGCACGATGAATCCGACCTCCATGGGACTTTGGGTCAGAACGGCGGACGGTCATGCCTACCGTATCCGTGAAAGCTATTACGACGCACGGAAGAAGGGATTCTCCCGCACGGATGAGGAACACTATGCAGCTCTGGAACAGCTTGCAGGAGATCTTCCAATCCAGTCTGTGATTGTGGATCCGTCCGCAGCAAGCTTCATTGAGTGCATTTACCGGCACGGTGTATTCCGTGTCGCAAAAGCGGACAATGCCGTGATGGATGGCATACGGGATACAGCTGCACTGCTTGGCCTCGGCAGGCTGCATTTTGCGGAGGGCTGTGAGGACATCCTCCGTGAATTCGGGCTGTACCGCTGGGATACAAAAAACACAGAAGGCGATGACAAAGTGATAAAATCAAACGACCACGCAATGGATGACATGAGATATTTCGTCAGAACAGCCATGTGGCGTGTTCTGCAGGAGGTGAGAAGATCATGATTGATGCAAATGAGATTGCAGGCGCACTGAAGCTCCCATGCCTGTCATCCGGCAGGATGCAGGAGGCATTGGAGCTCTGGGAATCCATGTACCGTGACGAAGCAGATTGGGTAAAGCAGCGGATCCGTTCCCTGAAGCTGCCTTCTATTGTGGCAAAGGAACTGAAGCGGCTGACGCTCAAGGAACTGAATGCTTCCGTCAGCGATGCGGAACTCGATGCTGCATTTCAGAAGTTCCTGCCCCTCCTGCGCCGGCAGCTGGATCATGGACTTGCAATGGGCGGGCTGCTGCTCAAACCATACTGGACGCAAACCGGTATTCATGTGGATCTTGTACCGCAGAACCAGTATCTCCCGATCAGCTTCACGGACGACACTTGCGATGCAGCAGCATGTCCGGAAACGATGACGATCGGAAGTACGAGCTATACTCGTGTGGAGATCCACACCTATGACCGTGTAAAGCAGACCCATATGATCGAAAACCGTTGTTTCCGTTCTGACAATCCCGCATTTCTTGGCAGGGAGTGCAGCCTGCAGGAAGTACCGGCATGGGCAGGTATGCTTCCGAAAAAAGTCTTCCACAATGTGAAGCAGCCGCTATTCTCCGTATTCCAGGTGCCGGATGCAAACAGCATCGACCCGGATTCCCCGCTCGGTGTATCGGTCTTTGCGGATGCTGTCCCCTTCATCCGTGATGCGGATCAGCAGTGGGAGCGCATTCTCTGGGAGCTGGAGTCCTCGGAACGTGCGATTGACGCCTCGGAGGATTTTTTCAGGTTCAATCCCGATACAAAAAAACCGGAGCTTCCGCACGGCAGAGAACGCATGTATCGTGTATTCAACACCAATCCTAATAAAAATGACCAAATCTTCAGTACGTTTTCACCAGAGATCCGTGATGTGTCCTGTTTCAATGCCTTCAATCAGATGCTCCGCCGGATCGAATCCGCATCGGGACTGGCATATGGTACATTGTCTGAGGTCAATGACACAGACAAGACGGCGGAAGAAATCAAGGCATCAAAGCAGCGGAGCTATGACAGGGTGCATGACATTCAGGAGAATCTCCGGGCTGCAGTGGAGGGCGCAGTCTACGGCATGCAGTATCTGCGGGATTATTATGAGAACCGCAGAGGCGGCGAATGCACGCTGACCTGTACATTCGGTGACGGCATCCTGGAGGATACCGACAAGGAATTTGCACGCCGGATGCAGATGGTGACAGCGGGACTGCTATCCAAAGAAGAACTGCTGAAGTGGTATTTCTCCTGCGATGCGGGAACAGCACAGGCAATGATGCCGAAGTCCGATGCACTTTTCGGAGGTGGTACACCAGATGCTGACACCCTCCGAGTATGACCGCCTGTGTGATCAGCTGACCATCCTCTATGCAGCACTCGATGAATCCATCATCGAGGACATCACAAGGCGGATGCTGAAAACCGGACGTGTCACAGATGCAGCAAGATGGCAGGCACAGCAGCTCCAGCAGGCAGGCATGCTCTATGAGGATGTGCTCGCAGAGATCGCAAAGCGCACCGATGCCACGCAGGCGCATGTCCGTGCGCTCTTTGAGGATGCAGGCGTGCAGGCCATCCGGAATGACAACCGCTACTACAAAGCGGCAGGTCTGGAGGGCATTGTGAAGATGTCCGATGCGGCCTTGCAGACGCTGCATGCGGGCTTTGTGAAATGTGCAGGCAATCTGCAGAACCTGACACTCACCACGGCAAATACGGCACAGCAGGCCTATATACAGGCCTCCGACCTTGCCTATATGCAGGTGACGACCGGTTCAATGGATTACAACACCGCCATCCGCCATGCGATCCGCTCGGCAGCAGATGAGGGCAGCTTTGTCCTCTATCCGTCCGGTCATCGTGACAGGCTTGATGTGGCAGTCCGGCGTGCAGTGCTGACGGGTGTCGGACAGACAGTGCGGCAGCTCTCTCTGATCAATGCAGAGGACATGAGCTGTGAACTGATGGAGATCACAGCACACGGCGGTGCACGTCCATCCCATGCGGAATGGCAGGGCAAGATCGTGAGCCGGTCAGGGCGCAGGGGCTACCTCACCTTGCATGACATCGGCTACGGCAGGGGCGATGGCTTCGGCGGATGGAACTGCCGGCATGACTGGCACCCGTTCTTTGAGGGAATCAGCCATCGAGCCTATACGGACGCACGCCTGCGTGAACTGGAAGAACCGCACACGGAGATTGACGGCAAGAAATACACGGACTATGAGGTCACACAGATGCAGAGGGCATTGGAACGGAATATCCGGAAGCAGAAGCGGCAGGTCGCTGCGGCGAATGCCATGGTCGAATCCGCACCGGATGAAGCACTGCGGCAGGCGGCACAGGCTGATTTCACGAGGGAATCTGTGAAGCTCAAAGCGGCGGAGCAGGAACTGAAGAACTTCTGCAAACAGACAGGATTCCTGCCGGATACGTCCCGTGTGTGGGTCAATGGATTTGGCAGGAGTGTGTCGCAGAAGGCGGTACATGCGAATAAAACGAACTTGACTTTCAAGGATTATCATGATATAATATCCTTGAGAGGAACTTTATCCGACAGAGATACAAGAGCGTGGTATCTTGCTCATGACAGGATGATCCCTGATCTGATTGACAGATCCAAAACGATAGAAGAACAGGCAAGACAAGCATGCGATCTACGCAACCAATTCCGCACACAAGCAAGAGAACTGATGGCGGATCAAGAAAAGCGCAGGCAGCTTGACATCACGGATCCAAACCGTAGCTTTGAGGAGCTAATCGCTGATAAGATGCAGCGCAAAGGATTGTCCCGTGAGGAAGCCATTGCTGACGTCCTGCAGACAGCAACAAAAACCAGAGCATCCGTTAACAAAATATTAGGATTGGAGTGAGAATGATGTTTGAATATGCAATCTGCAACCAGCCGGATCAAAATATCTTCCAGAGGCAATGTGCTGCGCTTGAGAAGCGCATCCCCGAAATTCACAAAGGGAAATTACTTAAAGATGTGGATGGCTCTCAGACACAGCTCTATTCCATTGACGGGAAGCAAGTAGAGGTGCACCACAGCTATTATATCGGGGCTGTATATGTAACCTCTGAAATCGATTTGACCCCATATTTCCATTAAACCGCTTTGAATCATCAAGGCGGTTTTCTTATACCCCAAATCAGAAAGGAAGACCATACAATGAGAGAATTGAACACCATCCAGAAGCGTGAAAAGCTGAATCGTGTGTTTGCCGCCGATGAAACCGGCACTGGAAACGCAAACCACGAATATGACATCTATCCTGCACAGAATTTCTCAGAGGACACAGAACCTCTGCTCTGCATCCAGTTCCAGCACGGCGCACGCAAAGAGCCGGACAGCATCCACGGCCTACTGGACACAGACCTGCTGGAGATCGTCCGTGACAGATTGCGTGGATTCCAGAGTGGGCAGTTCGCCTGCCGTGAGAATGCTTGTGCGCTCACGCACATCGAAGAAGCCCTCATGTGGATGAATCGTCGTGTGGAGGACAGGATCGAGCGTAATGTGCTCGGCACAGAAAAGGAGTAACCCATGGACACCGTCACAAAAGAAGTCTACCGTGAATACCTCTGCACCAGAATGAAGCAACTGACAGAACACATGATGAATCTGCCGGCTGGGAATGATACACTGAAACTGCATCTGGAGATCCAGCGTGACATGGATTTCGTCATGCAGCAGCTCTGGATCATCGATAACGAAACGGAGGAATGACACCATGCACAAACGGCTGAAGATACCTTAGTTCATACATGGAAAGCGCCTGCAAGGGCGCTATTTTTATACCCAAACGCAAACAGAAAGAAGGTTTTACTATGATCGACAAGAAACTGCTCAAGGAGCTGGGCATCACGGATGAGGCAGTCGTGACACGTCTCACATCCATCTACAATGCCGACATCCAGACCGAAAAGGACGCTGCTGCTGCTCTGCAGACACAGCTCACTGAAGCCAACACCGCCATCCAGTCTTTCAAGGACATGGACATTGACGGCATCAAGAAATCCGCCGACGACTGGAAGCAGAAAGCCGAAGCCGCAGAGGCAGAACGTAAGGCTTTCGAGCATCGCACGAAGCTGTCCGCATTCGTCAAGGGTCTGCATCTGCGTGATGACATCTATGAAGCGCATGTCACGAAGCTCCTCGAAGAGAAGGGGCTGAAGTTCGACGGTGACAAGCTCATTGGCGGCGATGATGTGGTGCAGGCGTTCCGTGAATCCCATGCGGATGCGTTCCAGCCCGACAAGTCCGAACAGGCTGCCGCTCCGACTTCCGGCAGCGCACCTGAAACCATGACAGGTGTTGAGAAGCGGTTCTATTCCAGGAATCCGCATCTTGTACCCAAGAATTAAAGGAGGATGCCCGAGGTGTGAGGCTGGATGATGCCCGAACCCGAGTGGTATTCTGACACAAGATCTAAAGGAGGAAAATGTAAATGCCTACAAATCATGAATCCCAGAAGAGATATTCCAGACTTGTCCTGGAAAAGGTTCGTTCCGAATGTGTGCTGGCCGACGGTTTCGTATTCAACAATGACTACGAGGGCGATCCCACCGCAGGTGCAGTCAAGATTCCCGTCCGTGATGATGAGGTTGCCGTTTCCGACTATGACAAGGCAAACGGCATTGAGGTGACCCACGGTGCCACGACCTATACCACACTTGTCATCGATAAGGACAAGGCGATCAATGAGCTGATCGACGGCTATGATGCAGAATCCGTGCCGGATGAACTGGTTGCGGACAGACTTGACAGCGGCGGCTATTCCCTCTCCCGTCAGCTGGATACGGACGGTGGCACTGTCCTGCTTGCAGGCTCCACACCGCTGAATGTGACGGCTCTTGCAAAGGACAACATCTATGATACCATCGTGGACATCCGCAAGGAAATGAGCAAGGCGAACATCCCCGATGACGGTAAACGTTATCTTCTGGTCGTGCCGGATGCGTTCGCACTGGTACTCAAGTGCCCCGAATTCATCTCCGCCTCCGAGCTTGGTGATGAAGTCAAGCAGACCGGTGCGGTCGGCAAGATTGCCGGCTTCCTTGTCAAGGAGTGGAACGACACCACCGCAAATCTTGCCATGCTGGCAGGTCACCCGAAGTTTGCGACCCGTGCAATGGAGTGGAAGGTCGCAGTGCATGTACAGGATCTGAAGGGATCCGGCAAGTATATCGGCGCATGCGCTGTGCAGGGACGTAATGTCTACGGTCACAAGGTTCTGCGCTCCAAGGCCATCCGCTCTGTCTATGCGCCCGGCTCTCTGACAATCGGTCTGGCAGCCGGTGAGACAGCCGGCACCACCATTGCGACCATCTCCGCAGGCAATACGGGCACAACCTATGCCTACAAGCTGAATCCCGCAAGCCGTGTGGCATTCGGTATGACAACGGCAGCCTACGGCGGTACAACACTGACCTCCGGTACAACGGAGATCACAGCATCCGAAGGCGATGTGATCGAGATCGTCAACCTCAGCTCCGGCAAGGTCGTATCCGTTGGTTATGCGGCAGTCGGTGCGAATCATATTGCGGCGGAAGCAGCTGCATCTGAATGATGATGTATCCTGACTACGACTATTATACAGAGGACTACGGCGGTGCGATCGTTCCGGAGGAATTCTGGAAGCGTGCCGCTGGCAGTGCTTCCGATTATCTGAATGCAGTGACATTCGGCAGGCTTGAAAACGGCATTCCGGGAAAGTACGGTACAAAGGTCGCACGCTGCCTGTGTGAGATGGCGGAGCAGATCTGGATCACTTCCCTCTCCGCAGCGGCGGATGCATCCGGAG